TTTGTATTCTGTTGTTGGTGTTGTAATAAGCCTTGCTAACTGAACTTTTTTAAATGAAAAAGACCAAGGGTAGCTTGCTATTGTTTTATTTTTAATATCTGGATATAAGCTGTTGCAAATGTTTGCTTCATCTGTTCCTTCTGTAAAGGATGATATTGGGTTAGCTCCAAGCATTAATAATGCGTCAGAACAAATTGATAAAGATGTATCTCCAGAAGCCATTTACTTTCTCCAAATGTGCAAATAGGTGAGGGTTGAAACCCCCACCTTCTGCATTACTAATATTACTAAGCTACAGAAATATCTGTACCTGCTGAAACATCCACAACTCCAGATGCATTAGTTAGTACAACATGCATACTCGCTGAAACCGTTGAGTTAGTTTTGTAATAAAAGATTAAATCACCTATATTTAATACAGATGATGCGCTGTTAAAGTAACCAGAGCCAGCTATTGCTGATTTTGCCTCTGTTCCTTTATAAGTCCACATTCCAGGACTTTTTCCAGCTTTAGATTGTGCGCCTGCTGGCGACAAATTTTCTTGTGCGTAAGCCATTCTACTTTCTCCTAGTTAAATTAAGATTCCAATGCTAAAACTTCAACAATGCCTTCACTGTCAATACCGACAGAACAAGCAGATAACATAGCATTCACAAGGAATGATGTTTTTTCTGGAACATAATTGATTTCTGTTTTAGGGCCAATGCCTTCTGCATAACCGATAGCATCTTTATGGAACGCAAGACATTTACGATGAGATGAAGCATTGATTTCAAGACCGCCTTCTGCACGATCACCAATTGTATGAAACTGAAAACCTAAGAAAGTATCAAGCTCACCAGATACTAATGCACGAACTGTATTAAAGTCAGCAGAAGTTACTGATGTTTCAGATAATAGACTAGCTAGATTATTTGCATGAATAACCATATGTCGGTCTTGTGGTGGTACATTTTTTGTATCTAATGTCTTTTTAGCATTACGAAGTTTAGCAACTGTTAAGTTTGCTGAACCATGGGCAATAGTAGAACCTTTGCCTGCTAAAAGTGCATCAAGAATAAGTTGATCTTGTCTACGACCAATAGCGTTCGCTACTACTTGAACTAGCTCTGATCTTTCTTCAAAATTAACTTTTTGTTGCATGAAAATGTCTGAATACTCTGCGGCATTCCAATCTTGCATAGTTGCTGTAACTTGTGCAAAATCAACATTTAATGGTACAACGTCTGTTTGTGGAACGCGTAATGTTGCTACGCCTTTACCTACTTTTGGAAATTTTACTGTACTGCCTTCAACGCCTCGTCTTTGTCTAGTTGCACCTACCATTACTGCTTTACCTTGGTAAGCCTGTTTAACTTCAGCATCAAAGAGTGTTACAAAAGCTGGGGATAATCCTAAACTCATGTTATTCTCCTTAGAAATTAATAATAAATAAATTAATCGCTTTGGTATGCCAGTAAACTGGGCCTGTGCTTGCTATTTACGATAGCCATACGACAAGATTACTTGTGTTAAAGGGTTGCTTAAATAAATAGCAATAAGCCTTATCCTGAATATAGCACAGATAAGGCTTTAGAGCAATCTAAATGTTATCTAGTAAAGTTTTGGGCAAATGCCTTTTCTACTTTAGCTCGATAAACAGGATCGGTTTGATACTTTGCATCTCCAACCATAGCGTACAATTCTTCTTTTGATGGCGCGCCATCTACAGGAGTAGTTTCAATAGGTAAAGCCCCTTCATAAGATGATCTAAGCTTTTCTAAAGCAGAGATTCCTTTAGCAGTGCCTCCCATAACTTTAAATTCTTCAAAGTCATCTTTTCCCCAAATTCCTTTTTGAACAAGACTTGTTCCCCATTTGGCCATGCTGTTTACTCTAACTTCAGCATTAGGACCTAAAGCTTTTCTTTCTTGCTCAATATTAATTCTTTCTTCTTCTGCTGAGTTTTGATTCATACCAACCACTTCCCCAACTAATGTATCTAATGCGGCTTGGCTTATTTGATTATCTTTAGCCCAAGACATTACATGTGATCTAATTGGGTCATCTTCTGGAGTTTCACCAAAGGCAGCTGAATCATATACTCCGTCTTTTGGAGCTTTATGTTTTCCTTGTGAAATTTGTTTTCTAAGGTCAGACCATGATTTTGCCATAGCTTCATAATCTGCTTCAGAATCATCGCCTTTCCAAAAATTTTCAGGCAACCACTCAGGTTTTTCTCCCTCGTTTGCTTCTACTTTTTCTTGTTTAACAGTCTCAGGATCACGATGATCTATTTCTGTTTCTTTTGGATCTGCGCTGACTTCCTCTTCTGGTGTTGCACTGTCGAGTAGGCCAGTTGCTTCTTGAGTTTCTTCAGTTTCCTGAGAACCCTCAGTCGTACTAGGCTCGATTACTTCGTCCATTATAGTTTCCTTGCTCTAATTATCCTTGCTTCTAAATCCCTAATAATTGAATTTTGTCCTTCTCTGTAAAATGCATAACTAGGGTCGCTTCCCGGCAAGGCAACGGGTTGCTCTAAAATAGTTTGTCTCAACCATTCTAGCAACTTTGTGCCGTCTTTTCCTTGAAAAACTTTTAACACCAATCTGTCTGTATCGTTTTTCTTTTGATTTACATCTGCTATATCAAGTGGCAGTTGTTGTTCTAGATCTTCCCATCCAGCCATAATCTATCCTTTTTTCTTTTTATGAGATAATTTTTGGGATGTTGTTGTATGAGTTTTATTTGTATGCACACTCCCATTAGGCATTTTGTGCGTATTACCCTTCCATTCCTTTCCGTCTTTAGTGTAGTGTTTTACGCCTTTCATTATGCTTTATCCTTTTTTTTAGGAAATCCTGCTTTCATATTTTTATATGCTTTAGCAGTAATGGTTGATTTTTTTTTAGTATTACTAGTTCCTGCTTTTTTCTTTTTATTTATATTGCCATATAGACTATTCATAATTATCCTTGTTGAGCTTGATTCATAGCAGCTTCAGCCATTGCTGGAACAGCTTCAGGAGCTTCTTGAGCTACTTGTTGTGCCATTTCCATTGCTTGCTGTTGCGCCATTAATCTTTCTAATTCAGTTGTTAAAATAGCTTGTGGTACGCCTAATTGCTCTGCAATAAAGTCCATCATCTTAGCCACTTTTAAGGTTGACATAGCTTCTGGTCCAGCCCCTTGTGCAATCTGAGCATATTGCATTACTTTTTCAACCTCTTCCATAGCTTGTGCTTGTGCTAATGGAGCTGCTGCTGCAATTTTAATTTCTAATCCATTTACCTTTAAAGGTAAGTTAATTAATCCTTTTGTATCCATTACTGCTAAAATCTTTTGTACTAAAGGAATCATTGTTTCATTAATCAATCTACCAAAAGCTGAACCTAAGTTTTGTGATAACTCTTTCATTCTTTCAACAACTTCTGTTGCAGACCTTGCAGACATATTATCAGGTGGCAAGCTTTCGTCAAGCAAGATTCTTTTAATATTCTTTCTTAGATCGTCCATAATAATTTGAGATACATTAAAATCTCCAGATCTTGGTAGCGGTCTTAATGATTCCCCTTGAGGCCCACCGTTACGAGCTACAGGAATAATAGCGCCTGGCATAATTTGTACTGTGTTAGGATTAAGAACGCCATCATCAGCTGCGGTATAAACTCCAGAAATAGCTAAAGAAGCATTTTTTAAAACTAATTCTAATGTTTTATTTAATGTTTTTATATCTGGCATAGCTGTTATCAAAGGGCCTCTACCATATATTTCACCTGCAACTTTAGAATACCTAGATACAATCCATGGGCTTGTTTCCATGCGCCTATAAACAAGTTCTGTTTTCGAAGCTTTGTCTATAACATGATAGCAATAATCTCCACGCTTTTGATCTTGAACTGTAGCTTCAATTAAATCTAATTCTTCTGTTGGCTTTTCGTCTATTTTTCTTTGCATTTCTTGTGGAATTTTTATATCAGGCCATTGTTTTTTTAACACTTCCCCTTTAATACGCATACGCCTATAAACATTATCAACTTGTCCGTCTGCACCCTCTTCAAATGCAACTAAGTATTGTGGAACTGGTACAAAGTTAATAGGGTTTGTTTCATCTCCTGGCTGAACCATCATAACTGCTGTTCCAACAGATAGGTCTAGTAAAAACTCGCCAATAGCTACATCAAAGTTTGACTGTTTTAATGTATCAAACATTCTGTCTGAATAAACATCAAGAGCAGCTTGTGCTTCTTGTTTTCGATCTGCAGGAATATCAGACCCTGGTTCAAGTCGGCACCACTTTCTTTGTGGAGGAAATATTCCTGATTGCATTCTATTAGCAAATCGTTGAGTAGAAGCAATAGCAGTTGAGTCAAAGACTCGATTCATTTTTTTTTGCCCTGAAACTCCTCCGTCATAATAACCATCATATAAATTTCGTTGTGGCAAAGCAAACTCATACGCTTCTTCATATAAAGATCTAAAGTTTTCTTTTTTTGTAAGCGCTTTTTCGTGTCTGCTTATTACATCTTTTGCCGTTAACCTCATCATTGCTACCATAATTTTTCCTTAAAATTTATATGTAAAACCTATTCCTTTATTTGTAACTGCTTTATCATGGCCCCAATCTCCATCAGCATAATACCCTGCTGCGTTTATAGTAAGATCTAATCGATCAGTAACAGGAAATCTTATTTCTGCCCGGCCTCCAGCAGAGGAAGTTCCTTGTTTATTCTTGCTTCCACCACCTTCAATGTTGACATACCTCTGAACTATCTCTGTTATTTGAGCATAAGATAAAGCTGTGTCTAAATCATTTTCCATATGGACTGTATTCTTTAACCATAGATTTAAGTTTTCCATAACCTTTTTTTGCGTTTTTTTCTAATTGATTTAAA